CTAGGTCCGATACGACCCAGTTCCGTTGCGACCACACCGCTGCGATTGCCAATCAGTTGGAAGGGGTTCGAGCAGCTGCGACAGTGTCCGATCGGGCTCCTGCGTCCCATCCAGGATTGCCTCCACAATGTCCGGCGCGAGCAGCGTCAGACGCAGCACGCGGGTCAGATAGGACACAGCAATCCCCTCGCGCTCGGCCAACTCGCCGATGGTGGCAAACTCCCCCGACTCCAGCATCCGTTTCCACCGGAACGCGCGGGCCAGAGCCTTGACCAGCGTGCTGTCCGTCCGTCTCGGATGCGCGACGCCCTCCGGCAGCTGCATCTCCTTCCGCCCGCCACGCTTTACGATGCGGAACGGTACGTGCAGCGTCACTGTCTCGGAGGTCAGGGCTCCGCGGGTCATGCTGCTGCGCCCATATCGCCCGCCAGCATCTCGCGCGCGAGGCTGCCGAGACCATCCGTGCGGAGCCGGACGTTCAGGCCATCGGTGCCAATATCCACAAGCTCGACCAGCAGCGCCACGATGCGGGCCTGCTCGGCAGGGAACAGCTCGTCCCATAGCGGGTCGAGTTGCTGAAGGGCCTCGCGTGCGTCGGCTTCGGTGATGTCGTCGGCGTGGTTGCGCGCCGCCTTCCACGTCCCTGCCACGATCTCCGGCTGCCGGAACACGGCGCGGAGCTGGTCGATGACGGCGGCCTCGATCTCGCCCGCGGGCACGCGGCCCACTGGGCAAGATCCGGCGCCGTGCTTCAGCACTGTCTGGCTGACATAGTATCGGTAGAGCCTGTCGCCCTTGCGCGTGTGCGTCGGCGAGAAGGCCGCGCCGTCCGGCCCGAACAGCAGTCCTTTCAGCAGCGCAGGCGTCTCGGCGCGGGTGCGGGCGGCCCTCTTGCGGGGGCTCTCCTGCAGGATCGCGTGAACGCGGTCCCACGTCTCGCGGTCGATGATGGCGTCGTGCTCGCCGGGGTAGCTGTCGCCCTTGTGGACCGCCTCGCCGATGTAGGCGCGGTTGCTGAGCATCCGATAGATGTATTTCTTGTCGATCGAGTTGCCGCGCGGCGTCCGGATTCCGCGCGTGCCAATCTCCCGCGCTAGTTCCGTGCAGGACCCGATCTCGAGGAAGCGGGCGAAGATCCAGCGCACATGCGCGGCGGTTTCTTCGTCGACCACCAGCTTCCGGTTCTCGACCCGATAGCCGTAGGGTGGCACCCCGCCCATCCACATGCCCTTCTTCCGGCTGGCGGCGACCTTGTCGCGGATGCGCTCGGCCGTCACCTCGCGCTCGAACTGGGCGAAGGAGAGCAGAATGTTCAGCGTCAGCCGCCCCATGGACGTGGTGGTGTTGAAGGACTGCGTGACCGAGACGAATGTCACGCCATTCCGGTCGAACACCTCGACCAGCTTGGCGAAATCCGCCAGCGAGCGGCTGAGGCGGTCGATCTTGTAGACCACGACCACGTCGACCAGTCCGTCCTCGATATCCTCCAGCAGCCGCCTTAAGCCGGGGCGTTCCAGCGTGCCGCCCGAGATGCCGCCGTCGTCGTACTGGTCGCGGACCAGCACCCACCCCTCGGACCGCTGGCTGGCGATGTAGGCTTCGCATGCCTCGCGCTGGGCGTGGAGGCTGTTGAACTCCTGCTCCAGCCCTTCCTCGGAGGATTTCCGGGTGTAGACCGCGCACCGCAGCTTGCGGACGATCTTCGATTTTTCGGGCGGCTTCGTCATCTCCGCCCCCTGTGGTTCTTGAGGCCGAAGAACATCCAGCCGTTCCACCGCGTGCCGGTGATCGCGCGGGCGATGGCGGACAGCGACTTGTAGGGCCGCCCCTGCCATTCGAAGCCGTCGGCAGCGACGGTGACGATCTGTTCGATGCCCTGCCATTCGCGCAGAAGCCGCGTGCCGGTGATGGGGCGATCGCGGTCGGCGCGGATGCTCCGCTTCGTCCTGTCGCCGCCGTCCAGTTCCTCGCCCAGCCGTTCCAGCCGCCGGATCGTCTCCGGCTTCAACCCGCCATAGGCGAGTCCCTGGATGCGATACGCGATGCGGCTTTCGAGATAGCGGCGGTTGAAGGGCGGCGGCTCGCTGTCGAACAGGTCGCGCCACTGTTCCTTCAGGTCGGGCGTCGGCGTGCTCTTGAGCGCGGCCAGGCGCGCGGGGATGGGATCGGGCTTGTTCATGCATTTCTCCGGTGCGTTGGAGTTGCATGACGGCATTGGTCGGGCGGGTAGTGTAGGCAACGTTCTCCAGTATCGTCAGATAATTCGCCCATTTCCCGCATCCGCAACCGAACCAGCCCGAGCGCCAGCAGGCCGCACAGCTCGGCGCGGCGTTCTGCGGGCGTCATCTGGTCGGGCGGGAGCGGATTGGGGCGTTTCAACTTGGTCTCCGTCATGCGGCGCTTGGCTGCAGCGCGCTCTGAGAGAGAAAAGCCAAGTGGTCGGCCTGATCGGGACAGCTGCCGTCAGAAGAGCCTGATGCCGGGAATGCGAGCCGCATAAACCGGCCTCAAGGGGCTCCCCATAGGTCATCCGTGTCCGGGGGTTCCATATGCTTGTTATGCGCCTTCCCGTTCTCCTGCGTAACTGCTGTCTTAATCAGGAGACGCTTACGACTTGGGGGACTAGATGCATGTGTCTGCACCCCCAAGACACAAACGTCCACTTTCCGAGCCTTGTGTGGAGCCCCGGCAGGCTGCATTTATGAGGCAAGGAGAACACAAATGACCGAACAGAATCAATCAGAAACGGCAACCCCGCCCAAGAAGCTGCGTCGGTCTGCGAACGCGGACAAGTGGGGCACGAAGGTGATGGAGCAGGGTTTCTGCATGATCCCGTCGTTGCTGCTGCGCGCGCAACGCCGGCTGCACCTGAACCCGTCTCAGCTCGCCGTCCTGCTTCAGATCATCGATCACTGGTGGGACGCCGCACGCAAACCGTACCCGAGCAAGAAGGAGCTTTCGTCCCGCCTCGGCATCAGCGAGCGCCAGGTGCAGCGATACATCACTGACCTCGAACGGGAGGGGCTGCTGCGTCGGCACGAGCGCTACGGCGAACACGGCGGAAGGCAGACCAATATGTACGACCTGCAGGGCCTCGTCGACAAACTCGCCGAAATTGAGCCCGAGTTCCGCGAGGCGCGCGAGTTGGCGCGCAAGAGCCGGAAGGCTGCTGCCTCCCCCGGCTGGCGTCCCAAGAAGAAGACCGGGGCTGACAAGGACGGTCCCAGCTAAGCCCGACTGATCCAGTCCACCCGAAGACCTCACCACGAAGCAGCAAGATGCGTTGCTTCGAACGATCCCGCACGTCCAGATTTTCGAGGGCCAAGAAGAAAGGCGCCGCATGAACCAACATCCCAAACACAACACCGGTCGGTCGCGTCGCCCTTTTGGCGGCGGAAGCGGCGCCATGGACGCCGAATTCACGCGGGAGTGGCGGTGCCATGACTGCGGGAGGCTCCTCGGCAAGACCAACGGCAGTCAGATGCAGATCCGCCGGAAGCCGCTCGATTATGTCGTCGGGTTTCCGGTGCTTGCGACCTGTCCCGGCTGCGGATCGCTGAACGTGACGAACATGCCGTAAGCGCGCGGCAACGCGCGCCTCCACCCAACCCTCTGAAACCCAAGAGACGCGCGACGTCCTGACCTGGCCACGAGAAGGCGCCGGACGCCTGGCCGCAAGGCAGGCGTCCAATGTCCATCGCGTGGCACGCGATCCGCGATCACCTTACGGGTTCATCTTCCAAGCTTCACTTCCAGCGCAGTTTCGACGGCATCCGGCGCACGCAGGCCGCCCTCGCGCCGTTCCTCGATCCGGCGGCCCTGCTGGACGGGCTGCATAGCACCCCCGGCGATCCCGCCCGGAAAAACCAGATCCTCGCCGCGTTGGTCGGGGCGGCACAGGGCGACGGACCCGCGTCCGATTGCGCGCTGACGATGCTGTTGCTGGCGCTCTGGCCCGGCCTCGACGCCATCCGTCGCCGGTCGATCTGGCGCAGGCTCGGCACCGCCGACGAGGTTGCATCCGATGTTCTGGCGCGCACCACCGAGGCAGTCCGCAGCCTCGACCTCGGGCGCGTCAACTGGATCGCGGCCACGGTGCTGCGCAACGTCGAGCGCGACATGATCCGCGTGCGCCAGCGCGACACGGCGCGCGAACATCTCGCCAGCGGCGCGGACCCCGACGAGGTGGGGGACAGCGGCGACAGCGGGATCGGCGCGACCGGGTACGCACGGCTGAACGGCGCCGTGCGGAAGCTGCTCGGCGATGACGCCCTGCTGGTGATCCGCGTGGCGATCGAGGGTTTCTCGCAAGCCGAGGTCGCCGTGGAACTGGGCCTGACCGAGGCCGCCGCCCGCAAGAGGTACCAGCGCGCCATGCGCCGGCTGCACGACGCCCTCGAGGAAATCCCCTGAACGGATGTCCCGATCCGGTCCCGCCGGTGGCTTTTCCCATTCGAGCGCCCCGAGCGCCTTCCCTCCAACCGAAAGCAGACACGCATGAACCGCACTGCCGATCTGTCGCTCGAGGATTTCAGGCGTCTTCCGGGGCTCTATCGCCGCTGGGAGCTGACCGAGGTCTGCGAGCCCAACCGCAACTACCAGATCGAGGACGCCGGCGCGCATGCCGACGGGACGCCGCTGCTGGCGATCTATGTCGCCGAGCCCGCGTCCGACGTCCGCGAGGCCGCCTGATGCGCCTCCTCGATCACATCATCTCACGGAGAATCGCCATGCCGGACCAGCCGGACGACATCACCCGTCTTCGCAAGGCGAGCTACGCCCTCGAAGACCTTCCCGAAACCATCGCCTTCCCGCAGCGCCCCGGTGACGAGCCGCGCGAGCCGCTGCCGGTCGTCGAGGCGACCGTCGACGAGATCGCCTTCGCGATCGTGGAGGCGGAGCGCGAGAGCACGGCCGCCTACCGACGCGCCGATGCGCTGAAGCGGCTCTACAAGCTCGCCCGCGAGGCGGGGTGCATCGGCGCAGATCGCGCCGCCACGGCGGTGATGAAGAAGGAGGGCCAGTGATGGCCCTTCCCATCATCGGAGCCGACGAACGACTCGCGCAGCGCAAGGGCATCAAGGGCGTCATCTTCGGCCGGTCCGGCATCGGCAAGACCAGCCTGCTCTGGACGCTGAACGCCTCGACCACGCTCTTCCTCGACCTCGAAGCCGGGGATCTGGCCGTCGAGGGCCTGGAGATCGACACGCTCCGGCCGCGCACCTGGAAGGAATGCCGCGACTTCGCGGTGTTCATCGGCGGGCCGAACCCGGCGCTGCGCGAGGACCAGCCATACAGCCAGGCGCATTTCGACGAGGTCTGCGGGCGCTATGGCGATCCCACGGTGATCGGGAAGTACGAGACCGTCTTCATCGACTCGATCACGGTGGCCGGGCGGCTCTGCTTCCAGTGGTGCCGTGGGCAGCCCGAGGCCTTCTCGGAGAAGACGGGCAAGCCCGACATCCGCGGCGCCTACGGGCTGCATGGCCGCGAGATGATCGGCTGGCTGACGCATCTGCAGCACGCGCGCGGCAAGCATGTCTGGTTCGTGGGCATCCTCGACGAGAAGCTCGACGACTTCAACCGAAAGGTCTTCCAGCCGCAGATCGACGGCTCGAAGACCGGGCTCGAACTGCCCGGGATCGTCGATCAGGTCATCACCATGGCCGACATCGCCGATGCCAACGGCCAGCCGCAGCGTGCCTTCGTCTGCCAGACGCTGAACCCCTGGGGCTATCCGGCCAAGGACCGCTCGGGCCGCCTCGACATGGTCGAGGCCCCGCATCTCGGCAGGCTGATGGAGAAGATCCAGCGCCCCGCGGCGCCTGCCTCCGAACGCCTGACCTGGCCGCCGGTGACGCCCGCCGATCCCGCCCCCGCGCAGGAGCCCGGCCATGGCTGAGCGCCTCTCGCCATCCGCGGTGTCCCGATCCGGTCGCCGGGGTGGCTTTTCCCCTCTGACGCCGCTGCGCGTCCCATCCTCCAACTGAAAGGAGCCGCGCAATGTCCGGACCCTGGAACGACTTCAACTCCGCCCAATCCAACACCAACGTCATCCCGAAGGGCACGCTCGCCAAGGTGCGTCTGACCCTCCGCCCGGGCGGCTTCGACGACACCTCGCAGGGCTGGACCGGCGGCTGGGCGCGCCGCGCCGCCACCGGCGCCGTCTATCTGGACGCCGAATACACGGTGCTCGAGGGGCCCTATGCCCGGCGCAAGATCTGGTCGCTGATCGGCCTCTACAGCCCGAAGGGCCCGGACTGGGCGAACATGGGGCGCGGCCTGATCCGCGGCATCCTCAACTCGGCGCGCGGCGTGTCCGACAAGGACAACTCGCCCGAGGCGCAGGCGCGCCGCCGCATCAACGGGTTCGGTGATCTCGACGGCGTCGAGTTCGTCGCCCGCATCGACATCGGCACCGACACCAACGGCGAGGACAAGAACGAGATCCGCGCTGCTGTCACGCCCGACCATCGCGACTACGCCGCGCTGATGGGCACGGTCGCGCCGCAGTTCACCGCCGCCCCGGCGCAGGGCCACGCCGCGCAGCAGCCTGCCACCGCCACCCAGCCTAGCCAGCCCGCGTCCGCCCCCGGCGCCGCCGGTCGGCCGAGCTGGGCGCAGTAAGGGGGAGACCGGCCATGCGCCTGCGCCCCCGCCAGAAAACCTTCGTCGAGCGCAGCGTGGCTGCGCTCGCTTCCCGCGGCAACACGCTGGGCGTGGCGCCCACCGGTGCGGGCAAGACGATCATGCTCTCGGCGGTCACCGGCGAGATGATCGGCGACGGCGCGAAGGCCTGCGTGCTCGCCCATCGCGATGAGTTGACCGCCCAGAACCGCGCCAAGTTCCAGCGCGTGGTGCCGGGCGTCGCCACATCGGTCATCGACGCCACGGAGAAGTCCTGGGGCGGTCAGGTCGCCTTCGCCATGGTGCCGACGCTGGCGCGCGCCTCGAACCTCGCCGACATGCCGCGTCTCGACCTGCTGGTCGTCGACGAGGCGCACCATGCCGTCGCCGACAGCTATCGCCGGATCATCGACCGGGTGCGCGAAGCCAATCCCGGCGCCCGGATCTTCGGGGTCACGGCGACGCCGAACCGGGGCGACAGGAAGGGCCTGCGCGAGGTTTTCGACAACGTGGCCGATCAGGTGCGGCTGGGCGAGCTGATCGCCTCGGGCCATCTGGTGCCGCCGCGCACCTTTGTCATCGACGTGGGCGTGCAGGACGAGCTGCGCTCGGTCCGCAAGACCATGTCGGATTTCGACATGGCGGAGGTGGCCGGCATCATGGACCGCGCCCCCGTCACCGACGAGGTGATCCGCCATTGGAAGGAGAAGGCGGGCGACCGGCAGACCGTGGTGTTCTGCTCCACCGTCGCGCATGCCGAACACGTGACGGATGCATTCCGTGCCGCAGGCGTTTCCGCCGCGCTTATCCACGGCGACCTGGCGGCCGAGACCCGCAAGGCGATCCTCGCCGACTACGCGGCGGGGGACATCCGCGTCGTCGTCAACGTGGCGGTGCTGACGGAGGGTTGGGACCATCCGCCCACCTCCTGCGTCGTGCTGCTGCGGCCCAGCTCCTACAAGTCCACCATGATCCAGATGGTCGGGCGCGGGCTGCGCACCGTCGATCCCGAGGAACATCCCGGCATCGTCAAGACCGACTGCGTCGTGCTGGATTTCGGCACCTCGAGCCTGATCCACGGCACGCTGGAACAGGATGTCGATCTCGACGGCAAGACCGAGGCTGGTGACGCCCCGACGAAGACCTGTCCTGCCTGCGAGGCGGAGATCCCGCTGGCCACCACCGAATGCCCGCTCTGCGGCGAGGCATTCCCGCGGGAGGACGAAGAGGCCGGTGAAGGTGGCGGTACCGCGCCGCTGTCGGGCTTCATGATGACGGAAATCGACCTGCTGAAGCGGTCCAGCTTCGCGTGGGTCGACCTCTACGGCACGGACGACGCGCTGATGGCCACGGGCTTCGCCGCCTGGGGCGGCATCTTCTGGCTGGACGGGGTCTGGTACGCCATC